ATCTTTTCTGTCAATATTAATATTAACAGTAGATTGAATTCTATTCTTTACCTTATCCATTGCCGTTGTTTTGGCATCATTAAACTTTTGTGTATTCCAATTTTGCTGATCTTCTCTTAATTTATCAGTTTCAGGTCTTTTTTCAGATAATCTCCGATGAGGCTCATATTCTTTCTTACCGAACATGAATAAATTAAGTTGTCTCGCAGCATTTAATAAATCTTCATCTTCATTATCCCGCCCAGCCTCTGCCAATGATTTAATAGTTTTCTTAATTACTCCACCAATTACATGAATATAAGCATCTTTATCAACAGATGCAAGAGAATCTAAATATTCATCAGCCAATCTATTAACAGCCTCTTGTCCAGAATCTTTAACTGCCGCAATGATTTTAGTAATATCACCTTTATTAATATCTTCCTCTACTTGATCATAAGTATCAGCTTTATCATATGCTTCCTTAGCTGTATCTACATCAGGAAAGATTTCAGTAAATTGTCTATCTCTATAAATTGCAGTCTCAATCTGAGGAAACTTCTTAAATAAATCAGGAAATGCTTTTAGAATTTCCTTCTTACGAGGAAGAACTAATAATGTATCTTCATCCTCTAATTCTAATTCCTCTTCCTCATCCTTCTTTTCCTCTTCCTTATCTTCTTCCTCAATATCTTCATCCTCTTTAATATCTTCTTTCTTAATTTCTTCCTCTTCTTTTTTAGTTTCTTCCTTCTTAGGTTCTTCACCTAATAAATCAACTACATCATCCGTGCTAAGTTCTTCAGTTTGACTTTTGTCCGACAGGGAGTCTAAGCTCATTTTGATTATCTCCTTTTATTTGCTGCCCTTTCTTTGGTTTTTCATTTTGACCGGCAGCAGCGGCCATTTCTTGCGCTTGCATTAATTGAACTTGCATTATATGTTCTTTACCATGAGCTAATACATTCATATATCCAGAAGGATTCTCAATCTTAGCTAATCTTCCTGCTTCTGATACTGCCCATGATTTAACTACTTCAGCTTCTAATGCATGATCATCCAGTTCTACATCAATTGGAACGGATGGACTTCCATCTGGTAATGGTTCAGAATCTAATAATTGACGAATCTCCTCAAATTGTTTAATTCTATAATCCTCACCAGGCATAACAAAATCTTGAAGTCCCAATGCTTCCTTAAGTAATGATAGATTCTCAGGAGACATTAAGGCTTCTAAGATTTGAGGATTGTTCATTTGCAATAATTGCATGAGCGCATCTTTTTTCTGCTGCCATGTTGAAGGTATCTGTTCGCTTCCTTCTAATTCAACAGAACCTATTTTACCTTCAAGTTGAGCTTTTTTAATATAGACTTTAAGAAAATTTCCCTGATAGTCTTTCTTTGTGAAATGTTCATCGTCTACAGCATCCTTAATATAAGAATCAATAATTTTAGACCAAGAATCCTTCCACCATAAAGTTAACATTTTCCATGGTGTCTGTAATCTTTGTAATGCCTGAGCTCGACTCATTGCATATTCAGATGCAGTCTTACTACCCTGCTCAGATCCTCCACCTCCAAATAATGAAGGTAAAGCGCCTGATGCTAATTGGCCCATGCTCTGAATTGAAGCACCAAATGGCATTACTTCAGGACTTAATGATGCAGTTTTTAAAGTAGTAAATCCTTCTGCAATATTTTTAGTAGCTCCTTGAGCCTTAGTTGGATAAACTCCTCCTGGAGTTGCTTCACTATTTCTATATGCTTCAAAATCTAAGACGGCAGGATCAGCAAAAGTTTGAGGAATACCCTGTTCAATAGTTTGTAAAGTAAGGGCAATGAGATCATTTGTAATATCTTGGACTGATGTAAGGAGTAATCCAAGAGGATCATAATGAATGTAATCGCTAAGCGGATTCTTCGTAATGGTCCAGCAATCATCTAAATTCTCATTATGTAATTCGCACAAAATATCATTTACGAATATTGCCTTAAGTCCATCGGGATATTTATTTTTAAGTTCTTTTACGTTATCTTCTTCTAATATCCAATAAGATTCTGGTCTAAACCAATACATTCTTACTGTTACGTTATTAGTAGGATATTCTCCATAATATTGAGGAGATAATCTTCCCCATCGTTCATAAGGATCATATATTCCACTTGAACCTTCTCTTTTTAATTGAACATCTTTCTTTGCCATGCCTTGCAATTTCTCAAAGCGCGCAATGGCATTAGCATAATGAGTTTCATATGAAAATCTGAGATAAGGAATATCTTTCTGTTCTTTTGCATAATTAGGAACCTTTACATAAAGACCACCATAAACTTCAAAGCATTGTCTTGATTTTGGTTTCTTAGTAATACCAGTTAAACGAGGGATAATTAATTTCTGTTTTTCTAATGAAGGATCAAGTAATGAAGAACATTGTGGACAAACAATTTCCTGTTTATTTAATAATGCATGTAAATGAACATCATCATCATCTGGAGCAAATTCATCTAATTCACTAGAATCAAAATCTTCAATTTCTTCTTGTGGTTGTTCTAATCCTGCTTCAGCAAATAATTCATCTGATAATACCATTCCACAAACTGCACATTGCCTAGCTTCAACTTCCATATCCTCATATTTTTTATCTTCATAAGTTCCATATTTTTCATCTTCTTTGGAATAAGTATAAGCTGCTACCATTCCCTCTGTGCAAAGAACATAGAGAGCTTGAATAAATAATAATTGAGAATTAATATACTTGCTTACCATCAAGTAGATATTATTTCCTGCTTCTGCGGTATTAATATCATCAGGATTCTCAGCATCATCTGGAGTGCAATGAACTACCGGAATGTTAATCGATAATGCGGCAATAATAGATTCAAGATAAGCACGAAATAGATTAATAGGCTTATCATAATAAGATGCCTGATTATCTTCAGTTTCAATTGATTGATCCCAAATTTGCCAATTATGTGCTGTTTCACTAAACCAAATTCTAGTAAATCCTGCCCAGTATAATTTCATCTTCCGCCATTGTCTAATTTGACGCTGACGGACAGCAGTATCCTCATTCTCAAAGTGATCTGATAAAGACTTGATATGTCTTTCTAGTGCTTCAGGAATTTCCTGCATTTATCCCTTTTTAGAATATACTTTTCTTAATCCTTTTGGAGTCTTCTTTACAAATTCTTCTGCAACTTTCTTACCTGGACCTTTACCTGATTTAGGTTTCATTCCGTGTGCGATACCTGCCATGAAACGATACTGCTCAGGAGATTTTGCTGGCATCTGATACTCCTAATTCTTTCTCAAGTTTATCAACTTCATCCGCAATTCCAGGATTATTTCTCTTAAGTTGTTCATTAAATTGTTCTCTATCTTTACGTTCTAAACTTTTTTGAGTAACTGACCAGGGAATATGCTTAGGTTTTATAGGTTCCATTTTTTCAATATTCAAAGGCCGAACCTCTGGTTTACTTCTATCAATAAGTGTATATAATAAATCCTTATTTTGTTCTTGCATGATTTTAAGCTGTTCCTTAAGTGTTTCACAGCTCTTACAAGATTCATAAGGTTTTCCTAGTAAAAATGAGATGAATCTAAGCATTAATGCCTTCTCGCCAATCTAGATTTTCTCACAGCCATTTGATTCCCTTTACTTTCATTAATCTTTTCCATCCTGCGATAAAAGGCTGTCTGATCTTGAGTCTGATTAAGTAATGCAATAGCCTCATTAATCTTCTTTCTTTTTTCCATTTCAGCATCTGGGCCATTACAAAACCTATTAACAGCTTTACAAAGATAACGAAGATTATCTATTGGATCATCTCCATTAAATTCTGCAATATCTTCAATTCTTGTCTCATCATACATGCAAACTGGAATAGTTTCTATTAAAACTTTACAAGTATCAAATATTTGTAATCTTGGTAAATTCTTCTCTGCTTCTTCATCAAAGAATTGAGCCTTATATTTTACTACAGCATCTTCTCCATATAATCTAAATAATTTATCTGCATGTTCCATATCATAAAATTCGCCTTCAGCCTTAAGTAATGTCTTACTTTCCCATCTTAAGAAATCATGAATACTTTGTAATCCTGCAACTCTTGAACCTGGGGAATTATCAGAACTTGAAGGAGTTAATCCAGAATATCTCCTTACTTGTTCTGCAATAGTTTCAATACCTCTTTCCTGCCAGGCGCTTCCACATAAAATAAAATTAATAATATTCTCTTTTTGACTTACTTCACCAACTTCAGATGCCCAAAATGGAACATCTTTTCCTATCCAATATCGCTCTCTATAAATATACACTCTATTGTTTGGTGCGATTGCAGCCCACATCGCATGACACATTGCTCGCTTTCCCCAGTCAATTGACAATATACGTGGCCACCATTCTGGTATGTCAAATGGTGAGATAACATGCAATGCGTTGTGAGGCTCGTCAGGAAATCTAAGTGGTCTGAACTCAGGAAATACACTGCCTTCGTATGCATGCCAATCACCATATTTTTTGGCACGCTTTTCATTTTCTGGGAGTAATTCCATCTTTTGCAAGTATTGTGGATCATATTCCATACCATGAATATTATCCTGTGCAAAGGCTGGAATGAAGATTCTAAATAGACCACTTTTCTTATCTCTTATTAATTTGTAACCTTCTTCACAAGGACGAACAAAGCGATTGTAAACAAAAGTCTGTCCTATTCCACCAGGATTAGTTCCATTCCTAACTATAGCTACATTAAATCCTGCACTACCAACTCGAACACGAGAACCAACCATATAAACGTAAGGTGCTTCTTCAAAATGTGTTAATTCATCAAAAGCACAAAAATTATACTGAGCAGAATCATATTGTCTAATATCACTTGCGTGC